TGGGCGCTCGACAAGTCGCATTTGGGAACTTTCAAACAGCCCTAATGTCGTTTAATTTTCGTTGTAGCTTCCACACTGGACTGTTTTGGGACAAGTTCTTAAATAAACTATATATAAAAATAAAAATTGGAGATAAGAACGATATAACAATAAAAAGTCGATTCAATTTTGAAATTGTATTCCACCAAATCGGGAACCACTCCCAAAATTTCATCTGAGCCGCTTCTTTATATCCTTCTCCTGGATTTCTTGCCCATCCCGTGATCGATAATTTTTCGGAAACGACAGCATTTAAAGGAACTTTCCAATCAAAATTAAAAATGTCAATAGCAGAAAAAGGATAAATTAAATAACCGGATAAAATAACATTCCGTATCAGCCAGGGTAAAAGGATCAGAAAAATTATTGAAATCACAATCAATAGCTTTTTTCCATCGAACTTATATCGAATTATCAAAAGTAAAATCAATATACAAAGAGGAATGGTAGATAACTTAACGCTTATAGTATATACAGACAAAATAATAGAGGAAAAGTAGTTTTCTAAATTCAATTTTGAATGAATACCATTTTCATTTTTTGGCAAGTTTGTTAGGATATACAATGGAAGTACAATAGAAATGAGATCCGGTGTAGGAGATGATAAACTCATAAACTGTTCTAAAATTAAAAATAATACGATCGAATGTAGTAAAAAAGAGTTTGTAAATCCTTCTTGTTTTAAAATTTTATATATTCTATTTATAGAATGTAATACTAATATAGAATAAATTACAAAATTAACCGAGAATATTTCTTGTTTAAAAATTTCTTTTAAGGAAGTAAGTGCAAAGATCGTAAATATATTCGGGTTAAAACCAAACCTTCCATGTAAGTTAGCCAAACCGGGAACTACTGAATATTCCTGAATCCATTTGATAGATTGAATATGATAAAGCCCCGAATCATAAGCAAATGGAGGGTTTAAGGAAAAAACCAGCGCCGATAATAAAAACGGAAACGTTATGATAACAATGATATTTTTATGAATCAATCCAAACGTTAATAACTTTAGATTTTTTCTTTCAAAGTATAAAAAGACGAAACAAAATGATAGAAAAATGAATAATACCAATATGGTTATCGGTAAGAATAAAGATACAAGAGATACTAACGTATTTGTTACGGATAAACCTACTAAAATCCTGTCCGTAAATTGAAATTTTACTTTTAAAATTTTTTCCGCTAAAATTCCAAAAGAAATAAAAATGTACAAAGATAAAATAGCGGAAATTAAAATGGCAAGCATAGATGATCTTTTGATTTTTTTTTAGATAATAAGATTCGCAACCAAATTCAATACGCTTTTACCGATTTGGATTTGATTTCTTCAATAATTTGGAGTTTTTTTTAGAATTTATTTTAAAGATGAGTTTTAATGTGGTATGTTTTGAGAAATTTAACTCAGATTTATGTAATAGAATATCTTATATTTTATACTGAAAAATAGTTTCCAAATGAAAACTTTTTCACGCAGCTTTATAAACACTGTGCGTAAATAGCTTTTTTATGTTAAAATTTTACTTAACCAATAGTTTCGAATTTTATGAAAGTTTTGTCATTTAAAATTACAATTCTTCTTTAAAACCTTGTTTTTATTTGGAATCCAAAAATAGTCATTTCAAAAATCAACGTTGGGTAATCATCCAATAAAAAATTTACTGAATAAAAGTTTTTCAAATATAAAAGCATTATAGTAAAGATAATTACTAGAGTTGTTGAAAAATTCCATAGTGGTGATGAACCAGACTACTTCAATCAACCATTTCATACAACAGAAACAAGATGGAGAGCTAACTTTTCAACAACTTTACTTTTAAAATGAATCATTTAAAATATTCTTTTAAATTTGAAAAGAAGAACATTGCCAATTTTTTTATTAGAAAAAAATCGAGTGATAATGTCTTCAATTTTCTGTATTGGAAGTCCTACTCATAGTTATATAGTTGAGTTCTCGATATTCTGCATTCAAGCAATTCTTTATGATAAAAATTTTCGGTGCTTAATTTTATAGGAATCAATAAATTGAAAATTCTTCTTTAATTACTAAAGAAATAAATCATAAAATTTGCATATACTTGCCTATCTAAAATTAATATAAGTTCGTAGAAAACTTAATCCAGTAAACCTAACTTCTAATACAACTAACTCATTATTGTCGGCGCACAAAATATTTGTACGCCAACTTAATCTTTTTATAAAACCCGCTTTGCAAATATATAAGGAAATCCTGATATACCTCGCGCATCCGTAGTTTTTCCAATGCGATGGGAACCACTTGGCGAATCTGTGGTCGGACCGGTAACAGTTGTAGAAGGATAACCGTTTAGTAGTAATCCACGCGGTGTTCCATCACTATAATAACCTGCCGCAACCAAAGAACCCAATCCTCCAGTTGCACCTTGCGGAATATCAAAGGAAATAGAGGTGGAAGCACCATGTCTATGCCCTTGAAATCGATCTCTTCTTCTCAACCCACCAATCCATTCTCCTTCAAAATCCATTACGGAAACAAATCCTCTTCCTTGAACCGTAAAATGACGAACCTGATTGGTAATCGTAGTTCCTTGTACCGCATCCGGTAATCTATGTTTATAAAAACGAACCTTTACACCAGAGAGAGATCCGCTTGAATTCGCCGCCGTACAAGTAAAACTAATTGTTCTGTTCGAAGCAGATAAAGCAGAAATGGCAAGTGTTGAATTTGCAGGTATTCCTCCAATTGCTTGCAAAATTGTTCCAGTCATCCAATTGGTAAAAGAACCGTGAATCAAATTATCTTCCCCTAACGCATCGATGATTTTTTGACAAGCGGTTGTATTAGGGAAAGTCACAGTCAAAACGTTACTCGCAATTGTATAACTGATCGCATCAAAATCCGTTATGTTTGTTCCCAAAGGCTCATAACGTAGTAATTGATTGAGCCAATACGAAACCAAATCGGGCATCCCTCCGTTTCCAGTCGAATTGATCAATTGATCCGGAGACGACAAACAAAATGCAGGAAAATCACTGGATGGACTTTTTAAATCGTCCATCCAAAACATTTCTCCTAAAAATTTACGTTCCTGCTTGAATGTTACATCTATAAAATTTTTTAAAAAAAGATATACCTGATTGATCGCCTTGACAAATTTCAATGGATTATTTGTATCCGGGTTAATTGCAGTGACTATATCTGTATGCAAATCTGTTAATATACCTGTTTTTACGGAACCCGCCTGCTTTTCTTCGGTAACCTCGTTGTTTTTAATACGAATTCCTTTGATACCTCTAAAAATTCTTAAGTCATTTCCCAAAGTTACTATACCTGACGTGTTCGTAGATACAGTTCTCAAAGCAACGTCTCCGGCAACCAAAACTCCTTGCCTAGCTATAATTTCAAATGAATTGTCTCTCCAGATAATCGGGCCATCTTCGGGCACATTTAGAGGATTATTATATTCTATTTCTTGAAACTTATGTCGAACTACGATCGTACAAGCTGCATTATTTGGAATTACAATTCCGATCGTAGGTGGGATTTCAATTCTTCTACCATACTCGTCATAAGCAATCAGAGTATCTGTTAAATCGATTCTATTTGCAAGAGAACCTACTACGATATTTCCTCCTGAATCAATACCCGGCCCAAAAGCATCCAGGTCTCGATTGATGATTTCTTGACTTTTAGATTCTTGTTCTTTTTTCCAATCTTCCGGAAATACCCTTTTTCCCACACTTGGAAATTCGATTCCTGATAATTTATCCATGATAGACTCCGTTTAATACAGTGAACTCGATTAGAATCGATTTTAATTGCTAATAAAAAAGTTTACGCATGATTTTACATTATTTTCCATTTTATGAATCGATTCTATTTTTTTACAATTTTCAAAAAATGGTTTATACAAGTTCTTTTAATATAAAAATAACGTGCAATATTACTAATATTAGAGTTATTGAAAAATTAATTTTCCGTTTGTTTTCATTACATTGAAATGGGCAATTGAAGCAATTTTGCTAATACCCGCCATGGAATTTTTCAATAGCTCTATTATAAAATTTTTCTGAAAAGAAATCGAAACGGGTTTCAGCCGTTTATCTCGTGGATATTCTTCAAAATCCATCGTTTTATTTGATAAATTTCCTCTCATTTTTCCCCGACAGATTCATGTTAAAAATTTTCACTTTCAACCAGATAGATTGTAACCGCTGTGCAATATACTCTTCGAGTAAATCGAAAGAATCAACATTTCTTTTTTCCATATTTCTCCTTAAAAGGAAGCGACTTTAGTAGTTTAAACATCTAATTTATTTTTATATGATGTGCTTAGAGTTTATTCTAAAACTTTAATACAAATCATCTTTAAATTCTCAACACAATGTGATAGTTCTACAGATTAGTTACACCGTAATAACAAACTTTTTAATAGTTTTTTCTATCATTCAATTTCCATATATGCTCCTACATTCTTAAGTTTGAGGACAAAAGCTCTATTCCCATAAAATAAATTACCTTAAATTTTAAGATAATTCTTTATTATTCATAACTATATAATAAAGTACCCAATATTCTGCATGGAATCAGCGTTTTTTTATAAAATTAACGGTACTTAATTTTATAAAAATCAGTAAAACATAAAATTTAAGACACTCTATCATACAAATTTGAGTAGCATTTAATACCGGTTAGAAAACATAAAAAGTTTCTTATAAAACTCTCCTTACAAATATATAAGGAAATCCTGATATACCTCTGGCGTCTGTGGTCTTTCCGGTGCGAGGAGTGCCGCTCCCAGAATGGTCAGCAGTTACGTCCTTAACATAAGAATTTGCCATAATGTCTCCTCCTACAGTAGCCGTACTAGTTATCACATACTTTCCTAAACCACCACCTGTATAATAAGCGTATTCAAGACTAACATCTTTATGCCAGTGCCCTTGAAATCGATCCCTTCTTCTAAGTCCACCGATCCAATCACTATCAGAGTCCATCACAGAAACAAATCCCCTTCCTTGAATCGTAAAATGACGAACCTGATTGGTAATCGTAGTTCCAGGAGTAATGTCCGGCAGTCTATGTTTATAAAAACGAACCTTTACACCTGAAAGTGATCCACTTGAATTCGTCGCAGTACAACTAAAACTGATCGTTCTACTCGCAGAAGAAAAGGCAGTAATCGCCAAAGTAGAGTTAGCTGGAATTCCACCAATTGTTTGTAAAATGGTTCCAGTCATCCAGTTCGTAAAAGAACCCTGAACTTGATAATCTTCTCCCAATGCATCGATGATTTTTTGACAAACAGTTGTGTTAGGGAAAGTTATAGTTAAAACGTTACTCGAAATCGTATAGCTGATTGTATCAAAATCGGTTATGTTACTTCCCAAAGGATCATAACGAAGTGGTTTATTGAGCCAATACGAAACTAAATCCGGCATTCCTCCAGTTCCATTTACACTAATCAATTGATCCGGAGAAGCTAAACAAAATGCAGGAAAATCAATGGAAGGACTCCTTAAATCGTCCATCCAAAACATTTCTCCTAAAAACTTACGTTCTTGTTTAAACATTACGTCTATAAAATTTTTAGAATATAGATAAGCCTGGTTAATTCCTTGTACAAGTTTAAGAGGATGATTCACATCCGGATTGATAGCTCCAATCAACTCCGCGTGTAAATCTGTAATCAATCCTGTTTTTACAGAAGAGGCTTGTTTTTCTTCCGTAATTTGTCCGTCTTTAATATTGTTTGTAAAAATTCCTCTCCAAGTTCTTAAGTCGGTACCTAGGGTTACAACTCCAGAAGCGTTAGACGAAATTAATCTCAAAGGAACGTCACCGGTAACGAGCAAACCTTGTCTTGTTAAAATCTCAAAAGAATTATCTCTCCATAAATTCGTACCATCACTCGGAAGATTAGAAGGACTATCATATTGTGTTTCTAAAAACTTATGTCGAACTACGAGAGTACAAGTAACGTTATTCGGAACTGGAATTCCAGCAATTGGTGTTATTTGAATTCTTTTTCCTTCTTCGTCATAAGCAATTAAAGTATCAATTAAATCCACACGATTTGGTCCCGAACCGATTACAATCGTCCCGCCATTCTGAATCCCAAATCCCAAAAGGTCCAAATCTCGATTGATGATCTCTTGACTTTTAGATTCTTGTTCTTTTTTCCAGTCTTCTGGAAAAACTCTTTTGCCTACGCCTGGAAATTCGATTCCTGATAATTTATCCATGATTATCTCCTTCGAAAGACGGAAAATCTATTACAATCGCTTCTAACTCGTTATAAAGAACATTCACGTTCGTTTTTGTATTATTTTCGATTTGTAAAATCATTTCTCTTTTCAGTTTTTTACATACACCACTGAAAGATTCATATGCATTTGACTTAGTCAAAATAGAACTTGCAAGTTCTGTAATATCTTCATCATTTTGACTTTTAGATTCGCTTATTAAAGAAATGAACTCAGACTTAAGACTCTCTTTTTCTTCAGCACTTGCATAAATCCATCTTTTAGCCTGTGGGGCCAAAATCGGCCAAGAAAGTGGTTCCGTCTTTGGATATTTGGAAAGGATTTGATCCATGGCTTCGTCAAACTTAGTTTTGATTTTTTGAATCTTCTTTTCTTTATAAGCCGAAATCGTCAAAAAACCACATTGTAAAAGTTCGAGTTCCGTTTTTGGAACCAACGTTTCCTCCTCTATTTTCATATTTTCCGGAACGGAAGTCAAACCTCGATCCGCCTTTTCTGAAAGAGAAAGTTCCTTCAATGCTCCGCATTCAAATTTAAAACCTTCCGGAGGAAACGCAATTCCCTGATGAATTTTTTTCTTCTTCTCTTCTGATTTATCCCGGTTGAAGAGTTCTACTTCCAATTCTATGGATGATAAATTGGAATAAGGATATTCTTCCAAAGACTCAGAAGAATAAACATAGATCTTTTCCATTGATGCTCCTTGAAGGAGCGATTAAGTAGTTTTAGAAATATTAAAATATTTTATTATATGTATATTTAATAAACCGAATATTCTCTAATCTTTTCGGTTCGGCGGGAATGAAATTGACCCGTAAGATTCCCTCCCATCACGAACGGATCAAACTCTCCTTGATTCTCCCAAAGTTCACATACATTTCCGCCTATATTCACGTTCTCAATGGATTGAACAAGAGCAGATCGATTGAAAGAGTCGGAAAGTTTGGGAAAGAAAAATCGATACCTAAATAAAACGTATTTTCTAGACATCATTCTTTGATCCAAAATGCCCCCCATCGTAAAACAGTTCTTAGCTTCCTCGGACTTATAAATTTTAGAATAACGAATCTCTTCCGGGTCAAGTCCTGTCGAAAATTGAATGACCTGTCTTTTAGAAGACACAGAAGCAATTGACATTTTAAAAAGTTTAGCGAGCAAAAGTCTGTTCCGATATAAATCGTCCGTTTCTCCTGGAAGTTTTTCGATCTTGTATCTGGTTCCCCATAAAATCAAACCAAAACCGTCGCTTGTTTCGAGCCACATCTGCCTATAAAGCCAACTGAGTCTAACCGCCCTTTCGTTTAGAATTGAGAGAATCGATTTTAAAACTTTATACCAAAGACTATCAACTCCCAACTTTCGTATTAAACTTCTCTGATTTTTCCAAACGGTCGAATTGAAATTGAAAGTAAATTTATCAGACATAGACCACACCGATTACTTGAAAAGCCGGGCCAGCATTTGCCAATGAACCCGCAGGAACATCAATATTTCCTAATGGATTAAATTCTACATCGATACAATTTGGAAGAGCTTGGTATAAAGCTTTTAATTGTGCGTCTACAAAGTCCTGGCCTTCTTCGAGCGAAAGAAAGTATTCGTCCTTTATCTGATCCAAAACAACCTGACTTGGAATCGTGTCCGAAGAAGAAAACTTTACAGTAACAGTTTTATTGATTATAGTTTCAGAAATATTCTCGACGAGAACGTGAGCGACTCCACCTGGATCATTTTCTTCCGAATTGAAATAGTTTATAATTTGTGTAAGTTGAGAATCGGTCAAAGAAGCTACCGTTCCTTGAACTAAAATTTTTACCTCTCCATCCATTTTTAAATTTTTAGAGCTCTTAAAAATGGCTCTTTTTACAAAAGCAAACGTCTCCGCCTCTCCCACATACCAAGTGGGGGTCCATTTAGAAGAAACACCTTCTGCATTTCTTAAACGTGCTCTAACCGAAGTTCTTGTCTCTCTATATTGACCTTGTTGAATTGGATTGATTTCTATGTTAGAAACGTAATCAATTCCATCTGGAGGATTTTCGATCAAATTGATAGAACGCGAAACAACGTTTCCTATCGGGCCGTCAACCGTACATTGGGCGAGTGCTTCTACTGTATATTTTCCTTGGGCGTCCGCTGCCGTACCTGCAGGAAGTATTAAAGATTCTTGAAGAAAGAATTTTACTCTTTGATCTTCGTTTCCAGAAGTAGTAACGATTAAAGATTGTGGAATTTCACGATTGATTATCGATGGAACGGAAGAACCGATTCTAACCTTAATGATCGCGGGAAGTGAAGGTTTCCATTGCATCCCCCTACGAATTAGATGTTCGTGTAAGGCATCGTCCTCCGCCGTATGAGGATGGATCGCTTTCTGGATAGAAACTAGATTATCATCTATGAACAAAAAAATGGCATTGGAAACAGCCCGCAAAATCGAAAAAGTTTTAGAAGTAGGACTAAACGTATGATTTTTGAATACTCCAGAAGCTTTTACACTTTGAAGATGTTCATTAAGAACTTGTTCTTTAGTTATATTTAAATTCACTGATTACCTCCACCACAAATTTAATATTTTAATTTTATGAAATATTAATATACTTCTCATTTTTGAAACAAGCAATAAGATTTCATAAACTCTAAACTATCCCTAAAATTTTCAGTATATCATCACACAATAATTAACAAAAATATTATTGATATATTATAATTGTTGAAAAATTAAAGCAGCTTTGCCAATCCCTTCTATAAAATTTTTAAACAATTATAATATTTAAATTTAATTCATCAAAATCCCTTTGACAGATTCTCCCGTTTTTAATCTGAAATCGACTACGAGTCTTCTTTCCTCGTCCAGAATTATATTTATAGATTGAGGATTTATAATGGGATGAAATTTAAGAATTCTCTCCGCGTCTTGAATCCGTTCCGATAACTCATCGTATTCCGTAGAGTTTTGAGCAATTCTTTGTCTGCTGTAAATTTCTGGATAGTCAATGTCGTCGGCTACAGTCATTTCAAACATCTCTCGAATTTCGGACAAAACAATACGAACTGAATTACTGTCGCTTAACAAATCATTATCGGAAGGATCTAATGTTAAGTCTCCGAATTGTACAGAATCATTTGCAAAATCGATCATTAGGTGCCTGCCTTAGGTTTGTTAGAAACAGAAGGACCAACTGGAGTATCTACGTAATCGGTTAAATGTGTAGATAAACTTACTGAATTAGAGGACTGAGCAAAAGCGGTTACTTCTTTCTCTGCTTCTATTTTTCCGGTAGTTTTAAAATCTCCGTCTTGTTCTATATTTCCCCGAATCTTAAACGGCTTTCCACCCAGATCCAAAAGAAAACCTTCATCGTTTATAGTTAATTTAATTATATTATTATAATTTAAAAAAGTCTTACTTTCATTTACTTCAATTTCTACTTTATCAGCAATTTTCGTTTTAATTGAATCGATCTTTTCGAAACCGAACGCGGTGTATCTTTTTTCAATATTATCTCTTGCGATCAAAAGACATTTGGAACCCTGCATCGGAACCACTGGTTCGGTCCAAATAACATCATGAATAAAATCTTCCGCAACTTTTACGATTAGAAGTTTTTTTTCGGAATCGACAGAGTCTACAATTCCCAACTTAGGAAAGAAAATAGGAAAACCTATTTTCCATGCCTGAACAATTGCTTGTATGATGGTTTTATCAGCCATTAGATCCTACTTTATTTTTTTCCATTTGATTTTGAAGATCCTGTCTTCGGAGGTTCATAATAAAAACCTGGAAAAATTTCTTGCCTATAACCATCCTTATTGAATTTTTTAATCACTTTATCTACGAACGCTTTAGCACTTCTAGAAAGATCATCCGGATCTTGAACTTCAATAATCTGAGAATGAGTGATCGAAGGAAAACCGAAAGAAACAAACTTTCCTTTAAAACCAGAGCCACATTTCTCATTAAAAATTTCTTTTGCTCTTTTTTCAGCTCCTTGAGAATCCAATCCATCGATTTCGTAATAACAAGTTTCACCTGTCCCATAAGCCCCTCTATATGTCTGTCCGGTTTTGGGATTTTCTCCTCTTACAATAATTTTGAACGGCTTGCTTTCTAAAGGAGTAAGTTCGTCTTGGATAATATTTTTTCCAAAGCGAAAGATAGGAAATGTTTCCTGAGATTCATTTGAATTTTGAGTTTTATTTTTTTTAGAAGAAAAACTTAAATCAGTATGTTTATAAGCTTTTTGAACCACCAATTTCCAATCGTGAAAAAAAACGTCCACACCATGAGTTTTTTTTAATTCATATAGCGCATAACGTGCCGATTTTTTTGCACATCTAATATCTACTGTTTGTTTAATATCCGAATCACGAACGATAATCGAAATATCTGATTTAATTTGAGGATGAATACAATCATTCAAAAAAACCATCAAGGGTTTTTGATGATAATCCTGGGTCATCATCTTACGCTGACAAAAGAAAAACGGATCTACACATTTTAACTCAAGTGGAACTTTTGGACTAATCTCTAATATATAACCGTTAAACTCATTTAAAAGTCCATACTGAAAATATCCAGCTTTCCAAGTAACTTTCGAAAACTTAACGATCGAATCTTTTTTTAAATTCTTGTACTTAGGAAGTTTAATCGTAAGTATGTCGGTAGGAATTTCTCTCGAAGACTCTAATATAGCTTCAGTTATTGCTGGAAATTTTATATTCGATATTTCTAATTCTTGATTTAAAACAAACATTACAAATTCATCCTTCTTTTTGCGTTTTGCAGTTCGGCTTTGGAAACAAGGGCCTCTACAAAAAGAGTCGATCCTATATTTTCATAAGGTTGTATATTAGAATTATTCTCACGAATTTTACCCGAAAAATGTTCTGTTCCGTAATAAAGAAAACTGATGGATTCATACGTTTCTCCATCGGCAATCGTATGCAGACGATCTTCCGCCAAGGGTTCCGGAATTTCTATTAAAACCCCTGCTCTAAGATTGTTCCAATCTTCGATCTGAGGATTGTTATCCAGGATCAATCTCCAAATTTCCCATTTTCCGTAATAACGAGCAGAAAGCCTTTGTAGAGTATCGTTGTTTTTAAGAACGTAAAACTGACTCATAAAGAAGACTCCACTACACCGTTTTTAGCTTCTATAGAAGCAAGATCCAAATCGTATTCGTCGTCGGACAAAAAAGTGATGATAATGCCTTGTTCATATTGAATCGGAGCATTCAAAAGTTCGAACTTTTGACAAACTACATTCGTAATTCCTAATGCTCTTAACATTGCATGGGATAACCAAAGAGTTTCTTCTTGTTCCCAAAGATCCCTCAATTCTCTCATTTTTTGCTTCATAGTTTTAATCAAAGGATTTGAAGGAGCCGAAAAACTCCCAGCTCCATAAATCGAAGCAAGAAGAGTGAATTCTACCGTAATCGTCCAATCTTTGTATCCGGTAAGTTCTTTAACAGTTCCGTTCTTTCCTCCTGGAATAGGAGTCATTACGATTTCTTTTTCTCGATGCACTTTGATTTTAGTGCCGGAAGGAAACTCATATCTATTACCGGACCAACTCACTTTCAAACGATCTATATCCCCCGTTATTGCCTCCAAAGGAAGATACCCTGCGGGAAGCGCAGGTGGTGTAATTCCTCCGATCATATTAGTTCCATCTCCTCAAAACGGTCCAATTCTTGAAAAATTGCATCCGTAATCATCTCGCTGATTTTTTTCTTATCCGTAATTTTATTTCCGATCACCAGTTGACCGATGACAGATCCTATATTTGTGTTTGAAGATACATTCGATTTTCCTGATATACTTTCGGAACTTTCTTTACTTTCTAATGTTCGTTTAATAATTCCTTTGGAATCGTTCGTTAAAACCTGATTGAATCTTTGAAGAATCGGATTGATCTTAGGAATTTCCGATTCCAGTCCCGCAGAAAACTCTGCAAAGGTAGCCTTACCCGATTTGGTCAAAGTCGAAAATGGTCCCTCTTTAGCGTCCGAATTTGGAAACAACCTTCTTGTTTTTTCCAATACATCCATTACTTTATTATAAACTACTGACTTACCGGAAGAAATTCCCTCCGAAAATGTAGTGACTGTTTTAGTTCCACTTTGTTGGATCAAATTCAATCCAGATTTGAATCCGTTAGACATTTCTCCTAAAAATCCGACTAATGTATTATTTTTTTGTTTCATCCCTAAGATGAAAGTATCGACAAACGCAGAACCTGAATGAGTAAGTCTGGAAAGCGGTCCTTCCAAAGCGTTGGAATGAGGCAAATACCTATCGATAACCTGCATCACATTGTAAATCGTGGATTTTAAGTCCGCGACCGAATCCAGGATTCCTTCCGAAAAAGCGGTAAAAAGACTTTTACCGGAATCTTTCATACGATTACGGATATTTCCGATTACATTACTAAACGCTTGCCAAATCAAACTGTATAAACCGAAGATCGGATTGACCATAGCAAGAACTAAAATTTCTTGAATTCCAGAAGGAAGATTAGCAAATATTCTAAAAATTGAATTTACTATTTTTCCAAAAAAATTAGTCAAAGAATTCCACGCAGAAACAATCCAAGAAGGAGCATTGATGATCGGTTGAATATATGGAGAAATATTAGAAAATCCTTTTGTAATTCCAGTCCCTACCAACAAGAAAATATCTTTAATTTTATCCCAATTTTCATAGATCATTAACGGAATGCCTACGATCGGCATCAACCAAACAACCAATAATTTACCAAAACCGGAAAGATTACTCCAAGTATTTACGATCCAATTCCATGTTTCGACTGCGGTTGTTTTTATATCATCCCAATACGTAATGATCAAAGCCAGTGCCGTAACAATACCTACTACCGCCAGTCCTATCGGATTAGACATTGCAGCGACTTTCAAAGCGGCGAACAAACCAAGTGCGGCCGATTTTAAAACCATCAAAGAACCCGCTGCAATCAAAACTCCACCACCTAACATCAAAAAAGTGCCAGCGAACTCTGCGAGTTTCGGACTTTCGCCAAGAAATGCGTTTACTTTGCCTATTCCGTCAGCCAGTGTTCTAAAGATATTTTTAAGAACAGATTCTATAATTCCAAATTTTACAAGACCAGAATTTTCAATTCCTTCTCCTAAAAGAATTTTAAAATTTTTCCAAACTTCGGAGACTCGATTGAGTTGAAACGAAAACATATTCATTTTTTCCGATGATAATTGAAAATCTGTTATATTCCCAAAATCTAATTGTTTGACATCTCCGTTAAAATTTTTGATTTGTTTACCGCTAGAAATTAGCCGTTCCGTTAAATCCGAAAAATTTCCATCTGTTGCTAAAACGGCATTTGCAACAGTACCGACTAATGCATTTAAATCGGCTGTATTCAAATTTTTGAATGAAGATTTAATTTTATTTACGCTGGAAAGAATTGTTTCCACTGAAATACCAGTTTCGTCTGAAAGTTTAAAAGCGGATTTGGAAACGTCTCCGACCTCTTTAGCAGACAAACCGAGTATCTTGAGATTTTTTTCTAATTTAGAGGATTCCGTTCTTGCATCATATAATTCCTTACAAGTCTTAGCGAGCGACAAACCCAGATCCAATATTGCAAAACCTTTTTTCATATTCATAAAAGAAGAATCCACTTCTTGAATGGATTGTTTAAATTGTTCTGAATACTTCTTATTTTCACCGATCAACTGCTTCATATTATCCCATTTGCCATTGATCTCGTTGATTTTACTGGAGGCGAGATCCGCTATCGTAAAAACAATTTTCAATTCGTTTGTATTCGTATCGGCCATACCTCGCCTCCCGTAATGTCTAATCCCCGTTAAACGCTTTAACGATCGCACGCGTCAATGTGTTGATCTCTATTTGTTGCACAAATTCTAATTCTGCAACCAATTGAGCCTCGTAATTTTCGCGTTCGTCTCCGTCTTTTGGGTATTCTATTTTTCTTCCAGGGAAATAGTACATCAGAAGAACGTCTAATGCACCATTCCCGACCTTCAGAAGCCTAAGCTTCTCTCCTATAACTTTTTTGCCGTTACCTCTTGGGTTGTGGCAGTCAACTCAATCAGTTTATTACTGATCGGGATAAAGATACCCGGAGAATCCTGGGCCCATCCGTTTACGACTTCGAAACTAGGATATAAACAACACTGACCTGTAAGACGTTGTGCGACATCGGTTTGCTTTTCTTTCCTAGCTTTTTCTAAAGTTTCATCTACTTGAGTTTTATTTGGCACTCTACAGATTATCTTTCTACCTTCGCCCGCATCTAGAACATGAAGACCTCCTTTATCCGCAAAATGGGATTTGATCATATCGATCACGTCCTTGTTGCGTGCAATAAAATCGTCGTCTATGTTCTGATACGGTTGAGGAAGTTTTTCAAAAGCTTCCTTAAGAGCAGGAATTGAACTAATTAATGGATTCATTATATACACTTATTTCCTTGATTTTTAAATGACTATTCAACGCCATTACGCAAACGAAATGATAGGAATCGAAAGCAAAGCGATTTCCAAAGGAACAGCTACCGCTCCCGAATTTCCACTTTTGAAATCCGCGACGTACTTAGTAATTTTTGCGGCGGG